TCTTAATGACTGAAGATAACAAGTTTATTGTTGTATAATGAAAATTAAAGGTACATCTCAAGTATTAAATCGTTTAAAATCTATTTCTAAAGAAGCAGAATTAGGTGTTAAATCTTCGGTTGTTAGGAATACTGACCAAATATACGCTGAAGCAGTAGCTAATGTTCCTGTATTAGATGGTTATTTAAGAGGTTCAGGCAATACAAGTTACTTAAACAATCAATTAACAGGTACAGTTGCATTTGGTGGTAATGCTGCTCCTTATGCTCCTTATGTGGAGTTTGGTACAGGTAGTGGTGTTAATGTTCCACAAGGCTTTGAAGCGTATGCTATGCAGTTTTATGTAAACGGTAAAGGAACTATGCGAGCGCAACCATTTCTTATTCCAGCATTTATTAAATACAAAAAAGTATTTTTAAACGATATAAGAAAAATTGCTAAAAAGATTAGTAAATAAATCGTAAATTTGTGGAATGAAAGATGTCGGAGAACTTATTAGACAAAAACTTTACGAAAGGTTAAGCGGTGCAATCGTTATAGACCTACAAGAAGTTCCAGTATTTGATTCGGCAAGTGTATTAGCAGCAGCGACTGAACCATATATTTTACTTTCTACTTTTAATTCTACGGAATTAAGCGAGGGTAGTAAACAATCATACGGTCAAGAAGTGAGCGTTTTAATTGAGGTGGGTACAAGGTTTGACAACTCTTTTGGTGGTAAATTACTATCGGATAGAATATCAAACGAAGTAATGGAGTTGGTTAGAACAAGGCAAGATGGGTATTTAGATTTATTACCTGATTGGTATGTGATTAGAACGCTAATGGAGAGTACAAATACAATAGAGCAACTAATAGATACAGGGCTTTTAGTGAGAAGATTAATAAGATTTACATTTAAATTACAACAAGGAATATGAGTGTTTTAAACGGTTCGGATATATTACTTTACGATGCAGATTCAAACTTTCCTTTGATGTGTCAAACGAATGTAACTATAACATTAAACGATGCTATGATAGATGCTACTTGTAAGCAATCAGCAGGTTATTCGGTATCATTACCAGGCTTAAGAGATTTTGCTTTTACGGCTGATGCTTTAGTTGATTTTAATGAAGGAGTTTCAGACACAGGAATAACTACTTTGTTTGCTGCTTACGATGCAAGAACACCAATTAACATACTAATATCTAATCCTGTTTTAGCTACTGCTTATTATACAGGTTTAGCTTATGTAGAAAGTATAGAAGTAAACGCTCCAATGGAAGATGTGGTATCTTATACCGTTTCTTTTACAGGAACTTACACAATAACAGATTAATTAACTTTTAAAATAAAATAATATGGCAGTTTACAACGGCACAGCGCAAATCTTAAAAATGGATGGTACGCAATTAGCAGAATTAACAAATGTTACGATGTCAATGAATCAGGATGTATTCGAAACAACTTCTAAAGAATCAGCAGGTTGGAAAGAGATTATGCCAGGTTTAAGAGATATTACTTATTCAGCAGAAGGTCTTGCGGACTTTGTTTCAGCGAATAAAGATTTAGCAGATATTTTTACTGCATACAATTCAAGAGCATTAGTTGCTATCATTTGGACTGATATGGTTACAGGCGATAAGTCGGTTTCTCAAAGTGCTTACATTACTTCTTGCGAAGTTTCAGCACCAATGGAAGATGTAACTACTTATTCAATTGAGTTTGCAGGAACAGGCGCACCAACATTTGCTACAATAGCATAATTAAAACAAACAAACTATGAACGGAATACTTGAACTTACTCTTAACGGAGAAGTAAAGCAGTTAAAGTTTTCTAACTATGCGTTAGAGACTTATACAAAGATTAGTGGTAGTGATATTGGTAATATTAAAGAACTTGGAGAAGATTACAGTCAGTTACAAATGGTAGCTGATTTAGTTTATTCGGGTTTGGTTGGATATTACAGAGGTAAAAGTTTAATTATAGACTTCACATTTGAAGATGTAGTTGAGTGGGTAGATGACTTAAGTTATGAAGGTCAATTACAAGTTATTAAGTGCTTTACCGAAAGTTGTTTAAAGATAACGCAAGAAATGATAAAAGCATTTAAGGCAATGTCTACCGAGCAACAAGGAGAAAAAAAAAAGTAACTTGGGATGATATCTTGGATTGTGCGGTGATGGACTTGGGTTTGTTACCGCATATTTTTTGGGATATGACTTTTGTAGATTATTATAGATATTTTATTTATAAAAGAAAGCAGGATGCAAGCGAGTGGGATAGAACAAGAAGTTTAATGTCTTATATTCTAAACACACAAGTAGAGAAGAAAAATCAAAAGAAACCAAAAGAAATATTACCATTATGGATTGATATTTTAAGTAGGTTAAACAAGAAAATTACCATTACTACTCAAAAAGATAAAGAAGCGATTTTGGAAAAATTAATCCCGAAAGAAAATGGTAAATGAGAAATTAATAGTTGAATTAAGTGCAGATATAAAAGGTTTAAAAAGCCAATTAAATATTGCTCAATCTGATTTACAATCATTTGCTTCTGCAAACAAACAGACCAGCGATAACATTAACAAATCTTTTAATAGTGCTACTGATGGTATTAAAAACCTTGTATTAGGCTATTTAAGTTTAAATGCTGCAATACAAACAGTAGGTGCTTCTTTTGATACGGCATTAAAATTAGATGCTATTAATTCGGCTTTAGGTGCAGTTTTAGGTTCTACTGAAGCAGCAGCAGCACAATTCCAACAATTATCTGAATTTGCTGATAGATATGGGTTAAATCTTCTTGCGGTTGGCGAGGCTTATAAAAACTTTGCAGCAGCAGCAGTTTCTGCTAATGTCCCTTTAGAACAAACAAATTATATTTTTGAATCAGTAGCTAAAGCAGCTTCAGTTCTTAAATTGTCTAACGATGATTTAAAAGGCTCTTTAAATGCTTTAAGTCAAATGATATCAAAAGGAACGGTATCTGCTGAAGAATTAAGAGGTCAATTAGGAGAAAGATTACCTGGTGCTTTTAACTTGGCTGCAAAAGCTATGGGAGTTACTACTGCTGAATTAGGTAAGATGCTTGAGAATGGCGAGATTATGGCAGGAGATTTATTGCCTAAATTAGCTTTAGAATTAAATAAAACATTTGGAGATAAAATTACAGGTAATGTAGATTCATTACAAGCAAGTACAAATAGATTAAGTAATACTTTTACAACTGCTATTAATAACGGTCATATTGGAGAGTTTTTTAAAACAATAATTGACGGTGCTAATAGAACTTTAGAAATACTTGAAAGTAAATCTTGGGGAGAGTTTTTTAATAGGTTTACTGCTGCAATAACTGGTAATCTTGCACTTGCTGATACTTATTCAGTAATGTATAATGAGTTAAATAAATTAAACAAAGAAGTTAAAAAAACTGATGTAGATGTTTTAAAATCATTTGGAAGTCCTGCTGCACCTAAAGCATTACCAAAAACTAAAAGACCAGCACTAGGTTCATCAATGATGACCCCAATGGGCGATTTAACTGATGCAAAAGCTGGTATTGCTGCTCAAGAGTTAGAGGCATTTAATGCGGTAGTAGAAAGATTAACGGGTAATGTAAATACTCTAAAAACATCTTATAATGAATTATTTACAGACCCTGCTATTGAGGCTTATAATAGAAATTTAGAACTAACTATAGGGTTATTAGGTAACGCTTTAACTAATGCTTTTGATGATGCTTTAAATAATGGTAAAAACTTTTTTGCATCTTTAGGTCAAGCATTATTAGCTTTAATAAAAAAATTAATTATTGCTGCTGCTGTTGCTGCTTTATTAGCTTTTCTTTTAGGTGGTTTCGGTGCTGCATCTTCGGTAGCTGGTTTTGCTCCAATATTTAAACAATTATCAGGACTTGATTTTAGTCAAGGTAGTGCAAGTGGTTCAAGAATTGCTATGCCTTCTGCTTCAACAAATCAAGGTGGCTACCAAGTGGATATAATGGGAGATAAAATGAGAATGCTTTTAGATAATACTGCAATTAAAAATTCAAGGGTGATATAATGGCTTACAATCATATTTATAATCTACAATTCAAAGGATTAGACCAGGTAGGTACTAATTTGTATTATCAAGTTAAATTTGAGAAACAAGAAGCTACCGTAGTGGTTTACGATGTAATAGAGTTAGTCCCAGCACAAGATTCGCCTTTTGTATTAAATTATAAAGCAAGTAAAGATAATATCTTTGCTCCTATTCGTGCTTCTTATGCCGATATTAAATGTTTTATTCCTTACAATTCTACTGTTCAGCCTTCTGATTTTTTTTATGAAAATGACGAGTATTCTTTAAAAATAAGCCTTTACGAAACTAATGGTGTAACCGAAGATTTAAAATGGGTAGGATTCCTTTTACCTGATGTAATTCAATATGAATGGCAAGAACAATATTTTCTTCAGCTAACTGCTACTGATAATCTTGCAGTTTTAAAGGATATTAAATACACAAGAGAAGACTATTACGCTTTATACAATGACACAAATGTTGATGCTGGAATAGATATTAGCAGTTTTGTTTGTAGGTTATTACAAAAGACTGGAAGTGATTTAGATGTGGCTTTTTATAGTCAATTTATTTTAACTGGAACTCTTGTTAATACGGCTAATTTAAAATTATCAGAATATGCTTCGGTTAATTGGTCAACTTTTGAACCAAAAAATTGCTATTATCTTCTTACTAAATTAATGGAGTCTTTAGGTTGTGTTTTATATCAATCTAATAAAGATGCTACCTGGTATGTGGTTGCTATAAATGATTTAGCAGTAAATGATTTAGTTGTAGATGGTGGTTTTGAAATTGATGGTAGTCCTATTTATCAATATTGGGGTACAAATGGTACAATAGTTAATAGCCCAACAGGAGGCTTAAATGGAAGTCAGTGCCCTAAAATATTTGGTAATAATATTTCTTATGTAGTTCAACAAATAGCTTTTCAAGATGCAGAATATACTGTTTCTTTTTGGGCAAAAAGTGATGGTAATATTCCTAAAGCAGTTGTTAAAGTACAAATAGATGCTGGTATAGAATTTACACAAACTTTAACAGATGATTGGGTTTATTATGAATTTACTTTTTATCCAACAGGTGGCGAATTAGAAGTTTATTTTTTAAATGATAATCCAGATGAAATAGGATTTATGTTTTTAGATAATGTATCTATTACACAAAAATTTCAAAATGGATTAAAATACGATATTAATGGTACTTATTTAAGCGAATATTCTTTTGATTTTTATTCAAGTATTGGAAATACAGGTAATGTTATTTGGTCTGATGTTAATCAATTAGTAAGTTTAAATAAGCGTTTAACTAATGTTCAATTTAACTATCCTTACTACGAAAGAAATTTAATTAATAACTACGGATTCTTTAAGGATTACGCAAATAGTACAGTAGACCCTACAAATTGGGATTCTTTTGGCTTTCCTACAACATATGAATTTTTTAACGCAACAGGAGAAAATAGACCTTTTGATAATAGAATTTTAGCAGTTACTCAAAACCAAGATAGAGATTTATCAGTAGAAAGCGGTACAGGTTTAGCCAATGTATTTAGAATTTCTAATGCTGCTACTTTTATTAATTACTTTGCAGTTAAAATAGAATTTTCTTTGTTCTTTGATGGTTCGCACAATCCAACCGATGGAGTAATTGTAAATTTTATTAAATCTCTTAACGGTTCTCCAAGTGGCGCACAAACAAGATATTTAAGTTCAAATGGTGTATTTGACAACTATGTTTCAAGTTCAAATTGGGATGGCCCATATTACATTGAAGCTAAAATGACTAACGAAGATAATTGGGAAAAGTTTAAATGCTTATCTAAATTTGACAAAAACTCTTTAGATACTGGCTTTGTAATGAATAACTATGGTACTTTTGTTTTAAAAACTCAATTAAGTACAAACGCTGATGTAGTACATACTGTTTATTTTGATGATATTAAAGTAAGTATTATTCCACAAAACTATCAAAATACAAAAGGATTTGTTTATAATGCTACAAACATTCCAAACGATTCTGCTTTAGTAAAGCCATTTTCAAATAGTTATCAATTAGATAATTGTCAATATCACGGTGGTATTAGAGATATTTACGAATCTCAAGTAATTGAAGATTTTATTGGATATACAGAGCCTGAATTTGATTTAATACAAAATTCTAATAGATGGTTAAGAAATTGGGAAGTTTTTGATGAAGAAAATTTTGGTAGACCAATGCAGTTATGTATAACAAGGTCAATTTTATCTTTTTATCAATCTACCTGGCAGAAATTTACAGGTAATGTTTATGGTAAAAATATAAACTTTGGTCAAGTATTTACTATAGCTTTAG